GTAGTTCCAGAGATAGATACTTCTGCTAATGCAGTCGTACTCATTAGAGCTACAAGAGTAGCACTTATTGCGAGTTTTTTCATTTTAGTTTCCTTTTATTTTATTTTTTTAGACATTAAGTGGTGGGATTCTGTTGCTAAGTTCCCACCGAACTCCATGAGATTACGCAGCTAGTGCGAAACCCTCGATTGCAAAATTATCGTTTGCATTTACTTAAATGAACTATTAAGCGTTCAACCTATGGTTCTACTCGTTCCTATCTCTATCTGTCGATCCTATTTCACCCCCATATATTTTGGTGGAGGTGATGGGTACTGCCCCCATGTCCAGTCTAGTCTTTGGATTGTATCAACAAACCATACTATATTTATAACATAGATTCTTTACAAAGTCAAGGTTAAATACCAAGTTTTTTTGTTGGTGGTGTCTGATTAATATATTCTTTGAATTTATCTTCTCTGAAACAAAAAAGATTTGCAGGGCCATTAAATTGTCTCATTGCAGTAGCTTCAATTGATTTTAAATTTACTTTAGCAGTCTCTTGACAATGTGTTAAAGAGATATACTTCATGTTTGTAAATATAAAGTGATCTGCTGTTCCGTCATCATACAGATTCAAGGAGATCAGTACTAGTAACCATTTCATTTTTTTCTTCCCATAATGAGATGGTTTCTAGGAGCAAGGGTAGGTATTCTGTCTTATCTTTGACAAACTCTTGTACTGCACCATCTGCTGTAACAACAAGAATAACGATTTGGTCGATCTTAATTCCTGTTCTTTCTTCAAACATCTCTGCATAGGCAGATGCCTGGATATAGTAACTTTCATTCCATTCATCAGTACGTTCTTTTGATGAAGTCTTGAAGTCGATAATAGACAGAACACCATTATATTCTGCTATACAGTCTACACGACCAGCTACTCTATATTTATCAGAATAGAGTCCACACTCTTGAGAATAAATATTGTCTATGTTAATTAATGCTTTTTCTGCTAATTGTTTGAATAACATATGAGGTAAAAAGTTCTTAGTGTGTTTCTTCCAAGCTTCAGGCCAGTTGTATGGAATGTTGTTTAACCAATCTTCACACATATTATGAACTGCTGTACCACGATTGGCAGCAGTTCGTGCAATATAGTTTGCAACTTCTTCACCAACTCGTTTTCTCCATGCAGTAAGACCACTTTTACTTCTTACAGAAAGAACTGTAGTGATTGATGGATACTTATTACCCTCTGGTGTTTCATATAAACGAATACCATCAGTTGTTTTTGCTGTTATCTCTGGGAGATTTATCGTCTTGTGGTTGTATTCTTTCATCTTTATCGCTTTCTTTAATTTCATATTCTGGTGGAACTTTACCCCACCCTACAGTTCTTTCCCAATCTCGTTGAGAGTATGTCAAAGGTTTCCAACATCCCTCATTCGCACAACAAGTCGATCTGCTCTTTTAGTTACTTGTTTATACCAAGTGCTATCAACCATCTCATCTGCAGCTGCGTTCCAATCTCTGGCATCAACTCCACGTTTCATACCTTTAAATTTGGATAATCTTGGTCGCCCCATATTGAACATCATGTTCGCAATTATTCTTTGAGTTTCTTCTGGCAACTCATCAAAGTCAGCATATAAGATTGTGCAGTCGTTAAGCACCGATTTAACGTCTTGGTCGAAGGCTTCAACAACTCTAACCTTTGTGATAAGAGTTCCAACTTCCCATTTATACTCTGGGTCTGATTCCAAAACAAGGTGGCCGATCCCAAAAGTAGGCAGACCAAGATGGTCAAGATATATCTTTCCAACACTTCCTTCGTCATATTCAATTTCCTCTCGTAGTTTATTAATGTCCATTATTCTATTCCCATTCCTAATTTTGTTTTTTGTATTAAATAACTTCTGACAAATCCAGATCGAACAATATCGCCTATATCAAACTCTGTACAGTTGAACTCGTTCATCTCTTGTAGAATTTGTAAGAAATTCATTAGACCATTCTTCTCATTAAGTCTAGTTAAATCTGATTGACCAAAATCTCCACAAAACATTATCTTGGAGTCTTGACCAACTCTTGTAATAATAGTATCAAGCTCATGGAAGTTTAGATTCTGACACTCATCAACTATGATGATACTATTGTCGAAAGTTAATCCTCTAAGGAATGATGTTGATAGAAAGTAGAAACTACCTTGTGCTTTCAACCTATCATATAACATAGAGAACGCCTGTTCATTTGGTTGTTCAAACATAAACTGCATCATGTTAGAATATGGTACTTGATACAATGCAGCCTTATCTTCTTCATCTCCTGGCAAGAAACCTATTTCTCTTGTAGGTATGAGAGAACGAACTACGATAACTTTATCGTATGGTGTATCATTTTTAAGTACATCTTGCAATGCAAGGTACAATGAAATAAAGGTTTTTCCAGTTCCAGCACAACCAAATAGAAATTGGTTTAAACCTTTTTTCCAAGATTCAAATACTAATTTTTGACTGTCGGTTACTGGTTTGATGTTAGAAAGTTGATTGTAAGTGATGTCTTTTTGTTTTGCCATTATATATCCTTATATAGAGAGTGGAGTAGGAGTGAAACACACCCCATACTCCTATATGGAAGCTGATACACTATATATTGCGTTCCATACAATTGTATTTATATTATTTTACTAGTTGACCTTGACGATATTCCTTACTAATTGCATTTAAATCATGTGATTTACCAATACTATTAGCATGTTTTGTTATAGTGTTATATGTTTTAATTTCTTTATGATTTCTATTAGACCCATAAGTTTGAGCCATAGGTGAGTTAGGGTGTGCTTCTGCAATCCTTGACATATTCTCTTTGAATCCATCATCAACTTTGTGTGTCTTGCCATCAATACCACTTACGATATTTGGTGCAGTTAAAACTTTACTAAAGTCTGGATGTTCATTTAGAAAAACTTGAAGTTCATCATAACTACATACTGTGTCAAAATGTTTATTATCTTCATTATTCTTTATTGTGTAAGTTGGCATTTTCTTCTTTCAATTTTTCTACTTCTTCTAATAATTCTTTGTTACGTTTTAAAACATTATAGTATGCATTAGTCAGTTCTGCCATGTCCATCTCGAACAATCTACCTCTAGTGTCATCAAAAACGCCTTCTTCTCTTAATCGCCTACCCATGTATTCATAATATCCTTCTCTATGTACCATTCTGGTTTACTCCTATTCTTCCAACTCGCAAAAGAGTTCTTCTCAACTATATAGTAGTTTCTATAAGCAAGTATAGGATTGAACTTTACCTTACACTCATCAGGCATACATTGAGGTATTGGTGTTCCTTTAATCTTAGGAATATTCTTTGGTGGTCTTATAAGTGTAATAGATGGTTTAGTTGAACCATGTATTTTACCATAACGATATGTATACTCTGCAAGTGTAGCCATATAGATTCTATACATCTGATAATAATTCTCTACGGATTGACGAACCCATATTGCAGATGGGTGATTGACATGAGAAGCTTTGTATAATATATCTTCTCGTTCATCATCTAATCTCCATCTCTTGATGTTACGATTATTTTCAGTTTTACCTAGATACATTTCCCCATCTAACATTCTATGTGCAGTTGACATAAGTTGTGCATACTCAATGGGCATCTTGACAACGTGTTTATCAATATGCCACTTTGCATTTTGGATAGGGTCTTCATGTAAATAGAATATGTTCATTACTTTTCCCATCTATAAAATATGTGGTCACCGATCTCCACAGTTTTTGTTTTAGTTTGAGCCCATGCTGGTGTTACATAATCTGCATGATAATGAGTTGCACCATCAGTAATATCTAGTATTCTGATACCTTTAATTAAAGATACATATGATAGATTGTATATCTCTTTATATATCTTTGCATCTTTTTTATATACTACATCTTTCTTACCATCACAATACCATGAAAATTGACATCTGTGTCTGATAGGATAGTAAGTTCCATTCTTCTTCCAAGACTCCCTTGTAGGCCCTTGTTTAACGACTTCACAGATAGTATCTGGAAACCTTTTGTCCTTTACTCTATTCAATGTTACTGAAATAACTGCACTCCAACCAGCAGTTCCTTGATTTCTAGATTCAAAATAAACATTCTCTGCAAGACAAGTTGCTTGAATTGGGTCTACACCAACAGTCTTTGGTTTTTCAGTTGGTAGTGATGGATCACCTATTGCAATACCCATCATAACTATTATTTCATTTAAACTAAGCATTGATTATTTCCATCCATTTTCGTTCCATTCTATTAACAAAGTTTCTTGCATTGCATAAGCTTCTATTTCCCAAGGCAAATCCATATAGTCTGAAACAAATACATTTTTATCAAGTGCTATCTTTTTTATTTTTTCAGACTCTACTTTATCCATATTTGAAAAATTCGTTAGACCAATATGAACTTCATCTTTCCATCTTTTTGCTTTACCATTTAGTTCTTTTAGTTCACCTTTGAACTGTTGTTTAACATGAACTAACTCGTGCAATACACAAGTAATGAAATCATCACCTTTTAATCTTTTATCAATTTCGATATGAGAAGCATTTCTATCAATCTCCAGACACCAACCTTGAACATTACCCTCTATTTTACAAAGGTCAAATTCAATATTATAAGACTTGAATCTATTGAAAAACTTATTACAAAACCAGCCAGTAATGTTGTGAACTAAACGTCTTTGTTCTTTAGTTCCACCATTTACTATAACGAACTTATCCATTAACTAATATTCCACTTCACTTCAACTTTACCTTTTTTCAAACAATCTGCAAGATACTCAATATAATTGATTGCAGACCTCTTTTCATCAGAAGCACCCTCAGTCAAATTAACAACTGCATCTTCAAGATTTTGAATCATAGACTTTTCTGCCTCTCCAAAATTCATAATAAACTGACCATCAGAACTTTCAACTGACATTTTCTTATCTTTCCATTCTTGAAAAAAATAACCCATTATATAGCACTCCCATAATTAATATTTTTTGGTTTTTCACCAACTGCATTGATTTCATCAACATAATTGTTCCAACCCTCTGACCAAAGTTTCATTGCATCTTCATCATTTGCAAATCCATTTTCACTTGCAAAGTCCATTGAAGAACCAGCATAAACTTCATCAACAGAACCTTTTGTTCTTAGTGCATAAGTAATCATCTCTGGAGTCTTACCCCATGCAACCAACTCACCAACTTCAGTACCATACATTTGAATACCACCTTTATGGGCATTAATGAACCTAATTGGATTATTCTTTCCAGAAGTATCTTGCATTTTAAATGTCTGATGAATACTTAGTTCTTGATTTTTTTGATTTTTCATAATTATTTCTCTCTCTTTATTGTTTATACTTATAGTATATACTAAAAAAGGGGGTCTGTCAACCCCCCTAAATTTTCCCAATGATTTCAAGTACTTACAGTACATCACGTTTTCATCATATGTTCATTTGGGAAAGTGATTCGCACAGCATTAAAGTTGATGAGAGAGAGAGGTGCTGTGCGAATCAAACTCATTATTCCATACACCCTTGTCTTAAGCCTTCTGTGATACATGGGTCTTCCATATATCCAATAAACATGACACAAACTATTACAAGAGTTATTAGTAAAAAACCATTCATTGACATCATTTCAATTCTCCTACAAATATTCTGGGCCAGTCCAATTAATATTGAAACCACCCTCTAAAACATTACCTCTTGGTGCATTTCTCGCTGGTGCATTAAAACCAGCAGCCTTTAGAACATCACCTTTTTTGAACTTCTTGTCATCATTTGTGTTAACAACAAAACCCCAAACTTGACCCATTCGATCTGGCGTATGTTTAGACATTCTACCAATCTTGATATATTTCTGACCCTTTTTAATCATAAACCCAGCACGAAACTCATCAGAGGTTCTATATGTTAAATCCATTCTATTATAGTCATGTGCAGCAGCATCTAACATATTGTTAATACCATCTTCAATCTTTTCAAACTTCTTTTTAATCATAGTCATAATATTTTCTTTCTCTCTGTTATTCTTTATCTTACTTAATTATAATAACAGAAGATTGAGGTAATGTCAAGTGTGTTCGTAAGTATTTGTTTTCACTACGTTTTTTGAGGTCATTTCCAGGGGCTTGTTCTGTATTTTCTAAAGGTTGCGAATCACTTACTTTCCAAGTCTGTGATGGTTTCCTTTGAGAAAATACAGTTCTATAGATAGGGGCAACTTTCATTATCCGTTTGCAAGTCCACCAGCAGATGGGTATTCTTCAGCTTTAAAATCTTCATCCCAACCAAATGCTTCCTTTACAACATTTGCAGATAAACCTTTATAGATTTGATGTAACTTTTTATCTTTTGCATTGACAAGAAGTTTTGCTTCACTTTCGTGTAGACCCTCTAACATCTGAAAGAACATATTTTCTTTTTGAAGTTGTTTTGTTCTATTATCTGCACCTTTGATAAAATGCCATAGTTTTTTTGATTCTTGTATCAACAACGTATGATTCGTTCCAGCAGGAGCATCATTAGGTGTGTAAGGAGTTTCTCCCTCTGGAAATACCCATTCAATTTTTGGGTCAAACGCAGCTTTAAGAAACATCTTTAGTGCATCTGATTTGTATTGTTGTAAGATTCCAATCTTCTGTTCTTTAGTTTTTGCCTTATG